TGGTGCTTTTGCACCAATATATGTAGATGGGAGTGTACTTCGTTTTGCCTATTCCAGGATTTGTAGATAATTATCATCTCCCTGATGGTGAATTTGAATGTACAATTGAAGAAATTGAGCAGACATTCTTAACCTCAGAAAAACGGAAAAAAGTTTGGAAAGGATTTACTGCTTTAATTGATCGGCTTACTGACTTAGGTATTAGACCTGAATATGTATATATTGATGGCAGTTTTGTAACTCGCAGAATGGAACCTGGTGATGTGGATTTCGCTGCATTAATTAAACCTGGACCAATGTTGCGTGCTTTAAAAAAAGCAGATGTTCATGACAAACAGGCCATACTCGATTTTTGCAACCCTGCAAAACAGGATGAGATAAGAAATTATTTTGGTGCTCATCTACTTGTGGCTAAGGACAATGCTACATTAAATCAATGGGCTAATTTCTTTCGTTTCGGTGCAGGGGGATCTCTAAGAGACCCGGATCCGGATCGCGATCCTTCCTGGGTGGTGAAACCTCAATCAAAAGGAATTCTAAAAGTAGCGCTCTAATAGAATGGTGGTGATTTTATGATTAACTACAAGGGAGACGTAAACATTGAGCGTCTGCGCTCACAACTTGAAGAAGCAAGGGGGAGTCTTGCTGACTTAAGGAATGAGTTTAAAGATGAGCCCGATCTTCTGGCAGCTTATGAGCCATCAGCATTATATCTGGTTAAAGAGTTAGAACGGGAATTGTCGCATGTTCTTTCGATAGAATACGGCTTGAATATTGAAACCCCACCTGAAGTAGACTTTTGGGTATCCCTAGATGGCGAAGAGTTCAAAGAGGGACACGGACCAATCGGTCAAATTGGCATATTCTTAACAAAATTAAGCAACGCCAATAAACAGGCAATGGCAGTGATTAGTAACAAACTCGGCAGAGCCTTTAAAGCAGCAGAAATACCTAATTTAAGCCTTGTGGATACTGCTGTAGGTAGCTTGAAACTTGGTCTAAGAAAACCAGAGATAATAAAAGAAGATGAACCAGACCAGTTAGTCTTGTTTGATGACGAAGAACAAGCTAATAGTTTGGACGAAGTTACAAAAGCTGATCTGCCAGCTAAAGGTATGCAGCTTTTGGTAAAGGCCCTGGCTTCGGTGGATAATGATGGAATACTTAATGAACTCAAAAAGAATTATGGAGAAAAAGAGGTTATAAAATTAATCCACTACGCCAAAGAACTTGCTCCTTCAAACAGGTCACCTATCGATACTGTTAAGTTTGAGGGGAAAGGTTTAGGTCTAACTGAAAAAGTTATTAAGACTGATAAAGAAACCAGAAAAAAATTAACGGAGCATGCAAAGAAGCTACTTCCAACCACTGAATTTATTGAAGGTACAGCATATATTGGTCAAGCGGATGTTAATAATCGGTTTCTTGTAGCAAGGCCTTTAAAATATTCGGGTGTTGTTCATAAAGACATTAGATGTGTTTTTGTAAATTATGTCGAGCCAGAAGATGTAAGTAAGTATTTGAACAAGCATGTGAATATTAAAGGTTATATTGTTCACGACAGAGGCAATAGATTGCTTCGGCTAGAAATAGATGATATCAGCTTAATTGAAAACGAAGACGATGAATAAGCGCAACGCCCTTTTGAGGCTGCGTTTTTTTTTGCTCTTTTGGTAATTTAAATGATTCCACACAATATTTATTGCTGGAGGTGACCATTGATTCACACGGTTGCCGATTAAATTGATAGAAACGTGAAGAGGATTGTTTGATGAAATTGGGCGAACGCCGATTGCAATAGAAGGGGCCAGCCAAACGGAGTTACGGTTAAGAGCTGCGCAGCTGAGTTTGTGGTGGGCTTCTATTTATTACCTTGTAAGATATTCCCTCCTGACGTAGAATTACATGTCGAGGAGGTGATTGTATTGGATGGTAAAGCAAGAATTGAGTTAAGGAACAAACTTCTTCAGGAGCTATACGACATTTACTTTGAGAAAAATGGGTCGGGTAAAAAGTATTCGAATGAAGATCTACGGTCAGATAGTGAAACCAATCTGGCTTATGAATATCTTAAAGAGAAAAACTTGCTCGATAAGAGATTCCCAGGTGGAAGAGTCACGGAATTCATCATAACGGCTCATGGTATTGACGAAATTGAAAAAATCAGCTAAGCACCCGAAGGGTGCTTTTTATTTTGCCTTTAGCTTCATACATACCAATTCCAATGCAGGAGGTGCCCGTCATGATCCATGACCTAACAATATACATCGGCCCGACGCTGCCGAAAGATGGCTTGGTAAAGAACCAGGTCTTTTTTTTAAATGCAGGGCAATGGAAGGAGTGGGCGCCTTGAAAACAAACTGCGATGCCGGCTGTCAAAAAGCCTTTGAAGTCGAATCATTTAACACAACGCGGATCGGCGATGGTATAGACAAGGTCTATTTCGCTTGCTCTAATTGCAAGCATGAATACGTGGCCTTTTATACTGACCCAGAGATCAGGAGGCTGCAGGCAAAGATCAGGCGCGTGCAGCAGCAGTTATCTAACCCTCGGGCAACTGTTAAGGCAGCCATGCGGGAGGCCGAGATCAAGCAGCAAATCAAGGAGAAGATGGATGAGCTCCGGACACGGATAGAAAGGAAGGATGGTTAAGAATGAAAAAGAAATTAGTAATCACGGCAGCTGCAATGGCTGTCTTATTTGTGTTGGCGGGATGTGAGAGCTGGGATCGTACTGTGAAGGACATCGGCTCCGGGGTGCATGGACTGAACCGTACAGCAACGGTTTATGACCAGGCCGGCAATACCATCAAGACCTACAAAGGTAGGTTTGACGTCGAGGTCAATGAGTACGGCAACAAGGTCAAGTTTGATTTGGACGGGAAAAGGGTCCTGATCTACAATGCGACCGTCATCGTTGAAGAGGAATAAACAGATGTGGCGACCTATCGAATCAATAAGTCAGGCAACAAGGCGCCGCCGTTCACCCGGATACTGAATGATTCCATTCAGGATGAACGCCTCAGCTTCAAAGCACGCGGCCTGCTCGCCTACATGCTAACCAAGCCGGATCATTTCCGGTTTTATCTGGATGAGCTGATGAATCACACGACCGAGAAGAAAGACAGCATCCGCAGCGGCATGAAAGAACTCGAGCAGCTCGGGTACGTTAACCGCTATCCGGTCAAGAATGAGCGTGGAAAGATCATGTCTTGGGAGCTTGATTTATACGAAAGCCCGTCATTACGTCCAGAATCGGGTTTTCCAGTTGTGGAAAATCCAACACTAGTAACTAATGATAAAATACTAACGAATGATAAAAGATTAAATAAATACATCACTTTTACAAACTGTGAAGAAACATACGTAAAAACGTATCTGAAATACTTCAGCCAAAAGAAGAACAAACAGCACATGAGAGTCACTGTAGAGCAATACCAGGCGATCCATGAGCAGATCGAGCAGCTGAAGGAATACGGCGTTACCCATGAGGAATGGGAGGCAGAGGTAAAGGATCACTTCGAGCATCTACCTACGAGTAACAACGGGAATATCATCGCGTTCCTTCGTTCATCGCCACGGCGGTTTGATATGTGATAAGTGATTATTGAGGTGATATATATGCTGCAGGAATTTAGGTGTAGCAGATGCAACAAGCTGCTTGGTAAGATTGAAGGTAAAGCAGAGATCGTATGCACACGTTGTAAGACGTTGAATATCAAGGAGGCGCATGAAGCCCATGAAACAAATGATCACCATTGAACAGTTGCAAGAGTTAAACGATGAGCAGAGGCAACGGCTGGGGGGATGGTTGCATATAAACATACCTCAAAAACCGGGAGAACATGCAGCGCTTGTTGATGGAGATGCACTGCCTCTCCTCTCAATTGGACATATGATTGAATTATTGAATGACGGAAACAAACGAGTTGCCATTGAGGTGAGCGGTGGAGAATGGGAGGTAGTAGCTCATTCAAAGCATGCTGCAATCAACCATGAGCTTTGCGATGCATTATGGGATGTGATTAAAGAAGTATTATAAACCGAACCAGAGACCCTAGAGGTCCAGTGTTCAGAATGCCAATACAAACGGCTGCTGGATGCTGGGCTTTTTTTGTTGTCTGGAAATAGGAGTGATCAGATTGATAAGACCGATACCAAGGAAGTCGGGGAAGACTCACCCATTGATTCTCGATGAGCGCAGTGAATGGCTAAGGCAGAACTATAAGATCGTACCCATCATCATGTGCAGATCGGAGCCGGTCAATCTCATTGTCGATGGTAGAGAGTGTTCGGCTGCTACGATCATAGCTCTCGCCGAGCAAGAGAAACAATGAAGAAGGTCGACCCTTTCTATAAGTCCAAAGAATGGCGCAAGTGCAGAGAGAAGGTCCTTGTTCGTGACCATTATCTTTGTCAGCAGTGCATGCGGAAAGGGATACTGACAACGGCCAACACAGTCCACCATATCAAACCAAGGGAGGACTATCCGGAGCTTGAACTGGATGAGGACAACCTTGAGAGCATCTGTCCAACGTGCCATAACCAAGAGCATCCCGAAAAGGGACGACCCAAGGCAGAAGAACCGAGGCGGAAGCGTAGGGCGACCGTCGTCAAGGCTGAGGCTAACCCTGAGAGGTGGTAATCAAAATGGAATGGGAACCTATAAGAATATCTGCACATCGTCAGACCGATTCTAAGGGCCTTCTGAGGCGTCTTTGGGTCGAGGGGCACAAACACTCACGAAAATGCGAACGCATGCCCCCCTCCCCCGAATTTTGAGCCTCGGAGCGGTTTGGGACCGGCGTGGGCCCTTCGTTCGTTGCGCGCATCGTTTTTTTAGATTAAGGGGGGTGCCCCCGGCTGGAAAGGAGTGAGAAAAAACATGGCAGTTCCAACGGCCGAAAAAATCAGAGAGTATCTTGGGGAGAAATATCGGGAGTCGGATGAAGAACTTGGCGATCTCATAGTACTCCATCAACGGCCCGTCCAATTGGTAGCCGGCAGTCGTAATGTAGATGACCATCGGCTGCTTCCGGGCCGACCAGGAACGTTTAATGACGTTGATGAGCTTAAAATCTTTGAATTCGTGAATTTCATCGAAAATACCGAGGTGTGTGTTCAAACCATCAAGCTTCTCTGAATCGGACGCCCGCGGCTCGATTTGGCTGAATGTCTTGGCGTAGAATATCCCCTTCTGGTTCTCACGGAACCTTTTGCGAAGTGAAGGGGATTTCCGGACCATCACACGGCTTTCGTCAAACAACTCGCCTGCCTGCTGCTTGGTGTTAGCCAGGACATAGACCCGGGCGCCTTCCTCACGATCTTTGGATACCGAAAAGAGCGACAGTCCCGAAATTTTGGTCGTTTTACCGTTTTTCCGGCCAATAAAAATAAGCCCCTCGCGGAAGCGACGGACTCCGGTATCTTTATGGACCCATCCGTAAAGTGAGCCGATAGCGAAGTGCTGCCACGGCTGCAGGATGAGCTTTTCATAATCACCCTTCGATGGTTTGCAGTATTTCTCAATGAAGCCGATCGGTCGGTGTCCCAACTCTTCATTAAAGACGTATGGGAAGTCATCAGTTCCTTGCCTTTTTAAGTCATTTAAGTGCCGGAAACACGCCTGAATGACCTTTTTGCAGGCGATAATTTCGCCTTTTACGACCTGTTCGGCATACCATGTCGTAAGCAAAACCGGGGAAAAGTCGTCCAAAATGTGCCGCTTCACGATCTGCTCATTACGCCATTCGTCATACCATTTTTGGATCTTGGTTGGACTAGTAGTCGTCGAAATCGTCATCGTCATCTACTTTCCCACCCATCCCCAACAAAGCTGCTTTTTTACGCTGTGCGGGAGTGAGCCCGAGAGACTTCAGGAGGTTATTCAGGGTCTGAACAGTCTTTGTAATCTCGATGGCTAAAGGGTTTTTGACGATATTCGTCGCCCCGGCCTTGTTTGTATGACTGATCATCAGGTCGTGCTTATTGACTTCCTTTTTCGACTGCCTTGAACAGCAGTGGGTACACGTTCATGGTGGTCGACCGGAATAATGCGGTCAATGTAAACCGGATCGTCCGGCTCGACAGTATTTTCAAACTGGCCTATTTTGAAGCTGAGATCAATGAGAACTCGAAGCATTGCACAATGGCCTTCACGAGGTACAAAGAGCTGGAGAAGGAATTTATGGTATACAACCCGGGGCTGTTGGTCGTATGAAAAAGAAAAAGTAAAAGGAGCTGCTTATATTGCAGCTCCTTTTTTTATGTATTGATCTTGCTATTGGCCCTCCCAAAATATATAGGACGCGGAAGAATCGAGAAGGTTTGTGAGAAACCTTTAAATCTTGGAAAAAAATTCAACGCTTTGAAATTTCGTTTACAAAAAAGCTGACATGGCGTTAAATGAAATTAATAAGAACGAAAGTTTCTTGACAAACCGAAACTCTACTCTTCTGTATAGTTCGGACTGCGGGGAGCCGGTGATTAACACCTTCTCCGGCCTGTGCGTCTATCTCAAAAACTCATAGAGATCGGCTTCATTACACCTCAGAATAATACATATACCGCGCATGACGACTGGTGAACTCATTGTCCTGCGCCCGGTCTCATAGTGAGATATTGTCGTAGGGGAAACATCCAAGCCTAATTCATCATAAAGACGTTCCGACAGCTCGACTTGAGTTAAGCCGGCAGCCCTTCGACGAGAACGCAACAAGCACTTCCCCAGTCGAAGTGCCATATGAATCCTCCAATTTGAAATTTTTGGTTTGTATAAGAACCTGCGTTCGCATATAATAAAAGACACGAACACACCGGGGGTAACAATGATGAAAAACGAGAACGGTAATGCTATTGATGTTGCTCATTTCCTTAAGTCTATTTGTAATGATACTGACGAAAATATGAAGATAGTCGAGCAGTTCCTTACTGATCTTGCTGCAGAAGTAAACGAGCCATAGCAAGTACCTTCTGTTTTTGAGCCTCAGTTAGTTCCTTCCCGTCGATGGTAAAGTTTAGGTCGAGAAAAGAGTCATCATTCAAATTAATTCTATTAGCCGCTTCCCTTTCAGCGCTCGTCAGGCTGCTGTGAGGGTTGTTCGTGTTCCCCAGGACCCAATCCGTAGTTACATCGTAAAGGTCACACAGCTGCTTTAATGTCCCGTAATCCGGTTCACTAACTCCATTCTCATATCCACTCAAGGTCTTATTATTAATTCCAGTATGTTGTTTAACCTGCACTTGAGTTAAGTTCGCTTTTAAACGTGCTTCTTTAAGACGATTGGCATAAGTAGGCAACATTTATTAATCCACCTCTCCTTAATCACAGATATTATCATACTCTATACAAGAAATAAAAAAAAAATTCTTAGAAAAGGGTTGCGTTCTTAGAAATTAAGAGTTATATTGGGTTTACCAAATTCTTAGAAATTAGGAATTTGATAGCTTAATAGATTGGAGGTGATTAAGTTGCTGAAGGCATCTTTTGAAACCTCAGTTTCTAAACGCATCCGTGAAAAGCTTCTTTCTAAGGGAATTCCTTTCAAAGTAGCGGCTGAGAAGGCCGGGATTCCTGCAAAAAGATTCTATCGTGTAATGGACGGATCGTCCTCACTCCACGCGGATGAAGTTGAGAAACTGTGTCGGGTTGAGGAGTTAGAGCTGAATCCAACGGAATTGCTATGTCCATAAATTCTTAGAAATTAGGAATCTGACACAAGAAGAATTATACGACAAAACCGTATAAACGTCAACATGTGATTGGTTATTTTTCCCTATTGGAGGCTGGACGATGAAAACTCAGGCTGTGGCACTAACCGACGACCAGGCAGCTACATTGATTCAAAGAGGATCGGCGGTCACATTGACGATATTTGAAGCCGAACTTCACGATCCGGAGCGCGGGACTTACATCCCAGCCAAGTCCGTAAGCATCACAAATACCAACGGTCTGAAGCAGCTGCGCGACTTACTGAACACGATGGACCTGGAATTTAAGGAGGTCAACGTATCATGACTCAAATTAACGCAATCCCTTCAGAAGTGATCAGCCATTATAACAATCTTCACCGGTTCCTAAACAGCGGGCTGGTCGCTCCCGATAGAGTCGATTTTGTCCGAATGGAAATCGCAATGATCGAGCGGGACACCGGCATCCGCCCGCAGCCATGAGAGAGGTCCTGCTTGTGGCAGCCGCCTGGCTAGTCTTTAACTTCTGGGTGGCGTATCGGCTGTGGTTCATCGCTGAAATGAAGCAAAGAAGAAATCGAGATCAAGCTCGTCGCTTTGAAGATCAAATGACTGATTCCATGGAGGGAGGTGAAGAAAATGTCACGATCAATCAGAGTCCTTCGCGGGCAAATCTGGTGGGCAACCCTCGGTCCTGGAGAAGGAAGTGAACAGGCTGGCGACCGTCCGGTGCTGATTCTTCAAAACGACACGGGAAACGATCACGCGCCGACAACGATCATCGCTCCAATTACTGACGGTAAGAAGAAATACCTTCCTACGCACGTCTGGATCAGAGCGGACCGAGCAATAACCGGAGTGAAAAAGGACTCCGTAGTTCTCCTTGAACAAATCCGCACCATCGACAAATCGAGGCTCATCGATCGTTTGGGCCGGATGCCGGTGAAGGGGATGGAACAGGTGGACCGAAGCATCGCAATCAGTCTTGGACTCATTACAGACATAAAAAAAGCCGCCCAGTAGAGAGCGGTCAATAAGAAAATATCCGAAATCATCATATCACGGAAAGGTAGGAACGTGAATGGCAAAACATTTCAGGTTTATCCGACAAAGTCTGGTTAACTTCGCCGGGCTTCAAGGCGAGACATTGGTGGAGTATGGCGACATTACAAAGCTGTCCGGCAAGAACGGCGAGGGCAAGACATCCATCGGTACAGGTCCTGTATGGACTTTTTACGGCACGGATATTAACGGGAGCAAATATAATCCATCTCCAACCACTTACGATTTTGATCGTGTCTATGCGGCCTTGACCATGGAGGTTGATGGCGAACAGGTCGAATTCGCAAGAGAGATCGATGAGAAAGGCAAGAATGCGCTATTCATCAACTCAGTACCCGTCAAAGCCAAGGAATACGAGGAAGCAGTGGCTGCCTTATTCGATAAAGAGGATTTCCTTGCGATGTACAATCCGGTTTTTTTCTTCACACAGCACTGGACAAAACAGCGCGAGCAGATTCTAAAATACTCAGTTCCTCCAGCAAAGAACGAAGTGCTCAAGGAAATGAGCCGGACAAGCCCGGACGAGAAGGCAAAGGATATTAAGCTGAATCCGGCGGCAGCCAAGCTGGACGAGCTTATGAAGAAACATTCGCTGGACGATCTGCAAAAGATTCACGGCGGAACGGGCGGCCAGAAGTCGAAGCTGGAGAAACAGCACATCGCCGCGCAGAGCCGGACCAGGACGCTGCAGGAGCAGCTTGATCGCCTGCCGGAGGCTGTGGCTGTTACGAAAGATATGAAAAGCGAATCTGCCGAATTGAAAGAGCGCGTTCGAAAGATTTATGAGCAGATCGAAGCTGCCAAGGATGTAAACGACAAGAGGGCTGCAATACAGTCGGCGCTTCACGCCGCACGGCAACAAGTCGAATCTGCGAAGCAACGATACATGAAGGTTTTCAACGAGCCAATTGAAGACACTTGTCCGAGCTGCAAACGGCCATTAGATGAGGATGCTGTGAAGGCAGTTACGGACGTAAAAGAGCAACGGAAAGAGGAACTCCGTGAGGAGCACGCCGACTTGGTAGCCAAGCGAAAGGAATTGGAAGCAGAACTCACTTCGTTCGAAGAGATCGATGTCTCTGACCTCTGGAATGAAATGCGAGAGCTCGAGCGGAGAGTGGATGCCATTGAAGACGCTATTCATGCAGAGCAGGCAAGACAGAGAATCCGGGACGATGTTTCGGCCGCAAAGCAATCTGAGGCCGAAACGCTTACCTCACTGAAAGAGTCCATCTTTATCCTGGACGCCATCAAAGCATACCGGGCGAAGGAAGCGGAGCTCCAGGCGGCCAAGGTCCAGTCACTTTTCACCAGATTGAAGATTCGCCTCTTCAAATATGTGAAGAGCAGCGGTGAATATGAGCCGGACTTCTCGATCCAGATGGACGGCAAAGATTATGTGTCCTTGTCCGTAGGCGAAAAAATCACTGCTGGGCTGGAGTTGATCGAGGTGCTACACAAGCAATCCGGCTTGATCGTTCCAACCTTCATCGATGGGATCGGCGAGTACACCGGCGACATCGCAGTATATGACCAGGTAATCACGGCCCGGGCTGTTAAAGGCCAGAATCTCAAGATCGAAACGGAAATAGCAATCAGATAAAACAAATCTAAAACAATCGGAGGAATTATCCATGAATACAAAAGAACAGAAACGCAATTTATTCAAGGCAGCATTGCAAGCAGGGGCGGCACGTGACTTCGCAATCTTTAAATCTCGCCGGCAGTTCAAACACGATCGCTCCGAAAAGATGGCGTACAAGCCCGGTAGCATTGGTCTCTCAATCGTATCGGCAGCTATCAAGAAGGAGTACGGTAGCGTTCTTTCCCGCAGTGAGCGTAAGCGACTGGCTAAGGAAACCGGCAAGCCATTCCAAGCATTCTACGCGCAGGGGTGATGCGAAATGAAAAAAGGTCACCCATTTATGCTCCAGATTCCGATGCTTCGAACAGCACAAATCAAGGTCGGAGGAGTATTCCAATCAGAAGGGATTCCCTCTTTCAAAGTTCATAGCATCAGCTCCATTGAATTTGAAGGAACTAAAGCAACAATAATCGGGTTCGTTGCAAAGGAGGACTCCGGTGAAAAACGGTAAAAATCCCACACTGAAGCAAAAGAAAGCCATCGACGCAGCTGGTTTCGAATCAAAAGACTGGCTGATCTTTAAAGCCGAGGCCCACAGGCTGCACATCGTCCACCGGACGTCTGGAAGGACCGCAATCATTTTACCTTAGGAGGAATCATCCATTATGGGGAATTCAAATACTCAGCTTCAGGAAATCGGCAGTGAAATAGTTGTAGGCAGCTACACGCAGAAGCATCTGGATACGCTGAAATCCACCATCGCGAAAGGTACAAGCAATGAACAGTTCGCACTTTTTGTTCAAACCTGTGTCCGGACTGGCCTTGATCCTTTCCTTAATCAAATTTATTGCATCGTATACAACGGCAAAGACGGCCCTGTAATGAGCATGCAGATTGCTGTCGAGGGAATTGTAGCTCTTGCCAAGAAGCATCCGCAGTACAAAGGATTTATTGCAGCAGAGATTCGTCAGAACGACCATTTCAAGGCGAAGGTGCACTCCGGGGAAGTTGAGCATGAACCAGATGTTATGAACCCTGGTGAAACAATCGGTGCATACTGCGTGGCTTATCGCGAAGGAGCTCCGAACATCTTGGTCATCGTGCGAAGAGATCAGGTCGAGCATCTACTGAAAGGCCGCAATTCTCAAATGTGGAAGGACTACTTCGACGACATGATTGTGAAACACGCTATCAAGCGCGCCTTCAAACGGCAGTATGGCATTGAGGTGTCAGAGGACGAATTCGGCGCAGCAGCTCCTTCCACAGAAGATCGAACTTATGAGCGGAGAGATATCACCGAGGAAGTGGACCAGGCTTCTACAACGAGCGGTACGGTGACGACTCCAGCAGCTGATGAGTCCCAGGATGGAGCAAGTCAGTTGAAGGCCCTTAAAGACCAGGTGAAGCGTAATTATGTCAAGCTCGGCCTTACAGAGCCAGAAGCAATGGGTGCCCACATGCAGCAGTTCTGCAAAGTGAAAGGTGAGAAACCTACCGAAGCAGAGCTCACGGCATACCTCAAGATCATGGAAATGCAAATTCAGGAGAAGCAGGCAGCAGAGAGCGCAGACGACGAACTGCCGATTTAAGCCATGCAGACCTATGTTGAAATCTATCAGCTGGCGCCGGACTGCCAGATCTGTGGCAGTGAGATAAGCCTTGGAGCTGAGAAGAAGTTTTTCCAATTGCGGGTATGTACCGCCTGCAAAAAGGAACTGGAGGAGGAGAGGGAACGTGGAAAGCTCAGACAAACCCGAGCAACTCGACCTATTCGGAGGGGCTGACCTGGCTCCTCCTCCGGCCCCGGCAGGGGAGCGACTGAACGGCGTGTATTACGAGCAGGCGACAGGGCTATTCGTCTCCTATGTGCTCGGCCGCCGGCATTACGAATGGGCAGCCAAGACGTGCACCTTTGACAAGGAATGGCGGGAGAAAACAATGAGGGAGCGTGCGATATGAAACAAATTTACCCCGAACATCTGGAGTTTGTAGCTGAGGCAGCCAAAGCATTCGAGGAGCATTTAGCCTTGGAGACATACAAGAATAAAGAAGGCGACTTGATTGCTTTGCGCTTTGGGGCTGATCGGGATTGTATCCAGGTTTACGAGCTCGGTGAACCAGTCGGATTTTTCGCTCAACAAGTGGACGTTAGAGTCCGGGCTCCAAGAAAGCAGGTTTCACGTTTTGCTATGGAGATGGAAGAACAACTCTTCGCCAATGATCATAAAGCCGGCTGGGAGAACAGCACACCGCAGTATCTGCGAAATCAGCTTGATAGGAACCTTCGAAAACTATTCAGCTGTGCGTCACATTCAGAATTCCGTCGCCGCTGCGCTAACATCGCAAATTATGCCATGATGCTTTCTGATAATGATCGGCGGGTAGAGGCTGACCAGGTGAGGGATTCATGAAAGTCGACATCCTAGCATCCGGCAGCTCGGGTAACTGCATCGCAGTGACCTCAAGCGAGCAGATCATCCTTATCGATGCCGGCATTGCCCGGACCAAGATCGAAAAGCGACTGCTGGCCGCGGGCATCCGGCCGGATCACATCGAGGGGATTTTCATTACTCATGCCCATAGCGACCACGTTAAAGGGCTGCCCCTAGCGAACAAATTCCGGATCCCAGTATGGGCAACGGACGGCGAATGGAAGGGGATATCCGGCGTAGACGATGAGCTGCGGCGCGTTGCGGAAACCAGGTACGGCCGATATGAAATGATCGAGTTCGGTGGTGTCCATGTTTATCCTTTTAAAGTCCATCATGATGCATACGAGCCTGTCGGGTATGTGGTGGAGGACGATGTCGGCGGCCGCGCTTGCATCGTACTGGATACAGGGCACATTGACCAGGAAATCATCGACATGATGGAGGGCCAGATCATCATCATTATCGAGGCAAACCACGATCCGGACATGGTGCCGCTGTGCAGCCGGCCGGATTCCATAAAAGCCCGCATCCTATCCGATATCGGCCACCTGAGTAATGAGCAGACGGCGGCGGCCCTGCAGCTAGTCATCCGGGGCCGCGGCGAGCAGATATACCTGACGCACTTGTCAGGCGAGAACAACACCCCGCAGCTGGCGGAAATGACCGTGAAAGCGGCGCTTCGGCAGCGGGGATTCGAAGCAGGAAAACATTACACGATCGAGGTGGTATAGATGGAATCATACAAAAATTTATACACAGCCGAAGAATATAACCGGCTGAAAGAACTGAACGAGATTGCCCTGGAACAGAATGAAATTTTAAAGCAGCAGCGGGATAAGGTAATCGAAGACCTTGCGAAGCATGCCCAGACCATCGTCGATCTGCAAAACGAGAAGTTGATGCTCTTACAGCAGATCGAGCGGACGATCGACGAGCAGAAAGTGGATCTGCCACGGGAGGTGGCAGAGGCGATAGAATCAATCAAAGCAGACGGGAATGACATTGACTATATCATTGAATCATTACTGGCGGTTTACCCAAGTCGTGGGACCAATCGGTTAGAAATTATTAGGTCATTTGCTCTTAAGAACGGTTATAACTTCATTTCTGCTCTCGTCAATGGATACACTGTCGAACTCGAACAGCGTGACAAGGTAAAGCAGTTCATCGAGAAATGGTATGCCGTTCCCGGCGATGTAACCGACGCAGAATTGTACGAGCTTTCCGATGGCATCATCGATCTATTACAGAAATCATCCTGAACGTTGGTGAGGAGGTATGGCAAATCCACAACTTGAGGATGGATTCACACGGGTCGCGCATCAAATCTTGGAGGAAATGGCAACACGGAAATTAAATGCCACCCAGTTCCGAATCATCATGATTATCTGGCGCTACACGTATGGATTCCAGCGAAAGGATCATGACTTTGCACTCAAGTTCCTGCAGCAAACAACGCGGCTTCCGGAGAGCACCATCAAGCGCGAGACATCCGCACTAATCAAAGCAAATGTCTTGGTGGTCACTCAAAGGGAGACGAGCTCGACACCTCGGAAACTGGCATTCAATAAAAATTACGATCAATGGGACATCCCGAAAAGTGGTGATTTTGTGAGCGAAGAGCAAGACCTGTTTTCACTCGATGGGGGTTCAGATTTGACCCCCCCTAAAGAAGAGGGTGGGGGTATCAGATTTGATCCCCCGGGGGTATCAGATTTGAACCCTCAAGATGCAGTTTTGGGGTATCAGATCCGAACCCCATATAAAGATATATATCTTTTAAAGATAATTATTAAAGATAGTATATCGATGTTTGAACAATTCTACGAAATCTATCCTCGCAAAATAGCAAAAGACTATGCGAAAAAGGTATGGGGAAAGCTGTGCAAGGATAAAACGTTTGATCCTGTAATTGTCATTCAAAATACAGCGAATTTCGC